GCAGGCATTTTAATAGACTGCTCCAAGAATTCGGCCGAGTTTGTCAAGAGAATATTCCCCCTTAGAGGATGTGTTGATATAAAATCCTTGAAATAGTTATAAGAACGAATATTAAAATATGTCCCATAATAATTTTGATTTCCACCAACTGAATTTAGTTCGTGTTCAACCCATTTACGAACTTCTGGATGAAAATTGTGTGTCTTTGCAGTATTTAAATATGATGATGTGAAACGAACATCCTTATAAAATAGAATATTCGCCCACGACGCAGTAATAAACCATACAAATCCAGCTTTAATTCGCGGAGTTGTAGAAGTTATATGAATTGAATCTGCTTCATCTATAAAAACACGTCGCCATTCAATATTCTTCTTTTTACACAAGTGTGTAAGAGGCTGAAACAACGTATTTGATACAAGTGTAAAATCGGCAGCAAGAATCTCTTTCGCCAACTTCTCTTCCCCTTCTGGTGTTATCATATTTGTTTTACTTTTAATGAAACACGCTTTTAACTTTGTCTGGTCTTCAATATAATCCTGCCATTGTCTATAGAGATTGTGTGGTACTATAATAAGTGTTGATGATGATAAATCGGTAATTGTATACTCCTTTATACTGAATACTGATGGAGATTGATTTAATGAAGTATTATTGTATGAAATTGTTGTACTATTTTTCATACGAGCAATGTGTGCCAATACTGTAAGGGACTTTCCCATACCAACACGATCTCCAAGAATTCCTGTATTTGTGTAAAGAGTCTCATTATCTACTTTTCGCCCCTTTACACCATCTGTTTCCAATTTCTCCATAGCAGCAACCATTGCTTTCTGGTGCATTCTTAGTGGAACTTTTATTTCCGAAGGAGTTTCGACTTGAACATTCGCATCTGTAAGGCTTCCTTGAAAAATATCTTCCAAGATAAAAAGCCCGCGAAATGGTGAGTAGTAATTTGCATGATTCTCGTAAAAATATTGTCTGTTTGGTAATGGATTTATTAATATATTACTCATCTATAACTGAGTGTATGAATTGGCTTAGACCCTTTCTAGATATTTGAAAAAAAATCTCGTATAGACTTATTCCGTATAAAGTCTCGTAACTTATATGATGTTTTTAAAACAAATTTAGAATGCTGTTCGCGAAACTTTGATTTACTGAAAGTATTCTCTTTATGACTAATAACTAACATTACTTTCTGAGCATCTAATTGAATCAAGGGTTTTTTAAATTCATCTAAAAATGATTTCTCCTCCGCATTAACAACACTTTCATCGTATGCATGATTTTTTAAATATGATGCGCGCACAGCAAGTGTTCCATTTGTAGCGTGACCCGATGCGTATGGCCCAAATTTCCAGATAGATGCGTCATCTGTATAATACATATAAGATTCTGAACAACCTGCTACATCTAATTTCGGAAATTTAGTAAACATTGTAATAGTATAGGCAATTCGTTCAGGAAAATAATAATCATCATCATCCATTGAAATAATAAATTCGCCTTTCGCTTTCGCATTTAACCAATTTCGCTTTGCTCCAATATTTGCTTTTGTAGGATTGTAATAATATACAATATTTGGAATACTACGCGATGCTTCCGCAAAAAGATCTTGAACAGATTCAGTACTATCATCATAAATAATCCATTCCATTCTATCTTTCGGATATGTCTGTGCCTTATACAACTCTATAAGCATAGAAATAAATTTCCTACGATTATATGTTGGTGTTACAACTGAAACAAACGGCTTACCTTGAGACATTCTTCAAACTATAATTATACAATAGCATTTCTTAAGGCTGTTTGGAAATTTGTAGTAGCAGCAATAGATTCGTTATCGGGTAAATATGTATAGAAACTCTGGAAAAATCCTTCAAGTCCTTGGGGTACAACACCTTCCCTTAGAGGAAGTATTGCGTAAGATTTAATGGAATTACCACGCATCCACTGAATAATATAATAAGGTAATACAAAAACAGAGAATAATGTACCATAAATAAAGTAGAGTGTCCTATATGCTGGCGCGCGTCCTATAGCATTATTCGCAGCAATATGACCAATGTATATAGCAAGTAATATATATATTGACGACCCAAATGCGATTCCAATATATTTAAAAATTTGTGCTACAAATGTGGATGTATTATATGTAGCATCCTTCAAATTCGCCTTCTGTTTTGCTTCAGCAGCCTCAGCGGCCTTTTTCTCTTCTGCTGCTTTAGCATCTGCTATATCCTGTTGTTTTCGTGCCGCTGCTTGTTCATCAGCATAACGTTGCGCATCAGGATCAGTCGTAGCCTTATCAATATTATAAGAAATTAAGTTGCCGACTCTTGTAAAAATAGAGTCTGACGACATCCTCTGTGATTGTCCGCAGAAAATAGGATGTCAGCGATTCCGCTTATAGTGCCCACTTTAGTCCACCCATACCAGAAGCAACCTCGAACCAATTAATATTTTCAACATAAATATTTAAATTATATACATATGATGCGGGTTGTGGAAGAGGATATGGGTCAACCTCCACTTGAAAAAGCCGAACACGACTTGTATTTACTGAACCAGATGGTTGTGTACTAGGGGAATCTAATTCAAATGAAAATATTGGAAGATAAGATGACTCAAGGCTACAACCACCATTGACATTTCTCCACGGAATAACCTTTGTGAAATAATCAACCGGCTTCTCTTCTTGTATTTCATTTCCATCCAAAATTATTCTGAGAGTCCGAATAATCTGATCTTGTCGCGCAGTTTGAAGTTTGCCTGAAGATATTTTAGTCACTCCTATTGCTGGTAAAAAAGGTTGTTCAGGCCAATTCCACCAATTTGTATAATTAGCCACATCATTCTTATATTGAAGTGAGTCTGAACGACGTGGAACAAATAACAGACGATTAACAGGGTTGTGTGTATCCAATTCAAGTACTTGGCGTGTATAGAGACCAGGGAAAGTATATGCTGTTGTCTGATAAATTAAATATGAAAGAGGTTGTGTTGCAAAAATCTTCTGCTCATCACCTGTAAGGTATGTAAATGTACATTGGATTCGCGGATTGAAAAACCAACTGTTAATAGTTGGTGGAGAATATCCATAATCAACTGCGAAGAGACTAAATGTTCCATCTGTTGTATCATTTGCTCCTGTAGCGCCTCCATATATTGGCTGATTTCCAGGCAAATCAGAATTCTCTGTAGATACTTTATAACCTGGAGCAACTCTATAACCATTTACATCAAGAATTGTATATAATTCTTGAATAGAACGAAGTGTAAACTGAACTTCGCAATCGTGTGATTGGAGAGCAACAAGTGGAAGAGAATTTGCAAAACTTTGGCAGAACCAGAAAGGAATTGGAACAGTGATATCTTGACCAGAAATACTTGGTCTATTTGTTTGCTGTTTAGTTGGGTCACCATCACTTACAACAAGAGGATAGCCGGTTGTAGAACCATATTTTCCCTTATAGATTCCATTCGCAGGGTCGTATAATTCTGGAACATCTCCAACAAGTATTCTCCATTTATAGAATTGATCTTGGTCCAAATCTGTATGGGCTTTCGCAATAATATATTCTGAATCAAATTCCTGAATCTTCTGACCGCCAACATAAAATGCTGCTGAACGAATAATATATGCGCCGAGATTTCTTACCCAGGCAAAATTAAATTGCTTCGCGTTTCCGCTACGTGCAGTCCCAGGGTTATAAAGTCCAGTAGTAGAATCAACATCCTTACAGTAAATATCTGGAATCCAGAATGTTAAATACATGTCACTTAACAGATCAGCAATTCGCTGAATCTTAACACGCAGTTGAATCGGATTTGTAAATGATAGTTCATTTGGACCTTCAAGAGGAATTGTAACAGATTCTTGGCTAAAATGACTATACTTTTTATACGATTTGTAAAAGTATGTAAAATCCGGATTCCCTGACAAAAGTGTATTTTGTGCTCCGTAAGCAACAAGTGGGATTAATCCTCCCCCAGGCATGTCTAACTATAATTATATACTAAAGTTAGTCCCTCTTTAGGGCGCAAACTTTAGTATTTGATACTACTCTAAACAATTATTTATTTAGAACTAGTATATTGAGTTGTCCAGTATGTATCCGCCAAATATGGAGGCTTATTCTGGGTCGCAGATACAATGTATGTGCTTGGGCCCTGATTCAATATCGCATTAATCTCTGTGAAAGAGAGCGCATAACTGAAATAGTCTAAGCGGCTTATCATACCATCAATACGTCCTAATATATTGAATCCCTCTTCATCAACACTTGGAACACGGGCCTTTGTTAAACTTAACTTGCGCTGGGAGAACACATAGTAGTTTCCGAAGTTTTGGTAAGGAATTGAGCCTTCGAAATTGAGTTTCTTTGAGAGATTTCCGTTCAAATAAACTTCCACTGCATTTTTGCGGCACACAATCGCTAAGTGAAACCACTTCTTTAATGGAATATTCTCAATATCAACATACTTATTCCATGTATTTGTCGCATTCATGTAGACACGAATACAGTTTATATTTCCGTGTAAAAAGACGCCAGGTCCTAACAGAGGGAAAGGGAGATTATATCCCTTGTGGAAAATATGAAGAAAGCCCTGTTGGTCAACAAAGGAATTCTCATTAATATGGAGGAAGCAACTGTAAGAAAACTCAATACCAGTATGTTCATTGTCTGAAAGAACTGTAGTGAGTGAATTAGGATCATTTGGATCCTGTTTAATCTCCAGTTGCTTCTCCGTTGTATACGTGTAAGGGAGAAGTGCTGTGCGAGTTTTAGCAACAGCGTACAAAGATTTATACAACAGTTCACACGAAATTAATGTAATATAGACAATAGATGCAATAACAATTGCTAATAGTACTTGTGGTAGAAAAGCAGTTCCCCTTAAATAGGAAGTAACCGTAGAACTGTTGTTAGCGTTCATTGCCGACCTCTAACAAATGGCGATGAAATTAGTTCATCTTTGGGTACTCCATTGAACCAGCAGCCTTAGGGTCAAATAATGACATTAACCACTCATAAGCGGTGTATTGAGGGCCAGGCCCAGCCATATATAGTCTGTAGACTTGCTCAGGGTTGAGTGCATAACCAAATGCCGATACATTGCTCACGTAACCACCGAACCCACCCTTATCAAGAAGAGTTATCTGATAACCAGCAGGATCTACCTTGAAGAAGCTTGGTAATATACAAGACCGGGCGAGTTTACCATCAGCATATACATCAGATGAACGGCCATTTAATACAATTGTAACATTAATCCAGCGCTGTAGATCTACTTCTACAAGATCGCATGTAGGGAAGACACCCTGGTCAAGACCTTGAGGAATCGCATCAAAGTCGGAATTGTAAGATGAACGGGGGAGAACATCTGATACAGGCCTGCTTGAACCGGCACCAGCAGGGGTTTGGTTAGCGTCACGTGAGTGTACACGGACAGCCAGTTTGTTCTTAAATGCGCCCAAATATACACGTAATGTATCAAAGCCAGTAGCACCAGTTCCGCCAATACTTAACACATGCTTATTAAAATCCCGACGATACTTATAATCATTAATATACATCCAGAATGAGATTGAATACTCACCACCTTCATAAAGTGCCGGTAATATATCAGACTTTGTTACAATAGCACTCCCCTCCTTCTTCACCGCATTTTGAGGACCTTTTACAAGATCCGCCTTAGTAATACCACTTGTACCATATAAGAACTGGTAAAGGTAATATAATGCTGTGACGGCAAGAATTACAACAATTCCTGTCGTAACTTTCGATCCAGTAGAACCAAGAATGTCCATGCTTATCTATAAGGAGAACCCCAAAACATTAATGGAGAACGAGGTGGTATAGTTGTTGTTTCTGGACAATATTTACCTTCAGGACAACTACCACTTGCTGTATTCAGAAGTAAATTAGGATTACCACGTGTATCTGATGTTTTATGATGTTCGTACTGAATTTCCCCTACAGTCAATCTTCTTGATGCCACACGAACAAGCCCAAATTCCCCAATGAGGCCTTCGCTTCCCGCATTAAGACCATTTTTACGAATAGCGGGAAGATGTTTTAGCCGTTGAGAAACAACCGTCTTATCATTATACATAACATCAAAGCGCCGACCTTCACGTAGGAAAGCAACTTGTACCCACTTCTGATACGGGATTGCTGGGAGTTCAATTGTTTCAGTTTGCCCCTTGTCATTCATAATTTGTAGACGACCGTTATTGGTTTTATTTAGTTGTCCAGCATCTGGCGCAATTGGAATATCTAATGATAAACAATTATCAACCGAAATAATACTACTGTAAGGGTTTTGAATGTCACGTGTCCGTTGTCCTGGTTCAAGTTTCACATAAAATAATAGACTCCCCCCATTTCCTTTGAAAAATGGTTCTGCAAATAAGTCACTTGAGGCTACCATCGTTTTACGCGATAGTGTAATAGCATTTGGTAGAATTACTGTGAGAGCATTAATTGACTTCGTATTTGGCCAAATCATATTAATGGCATTAAATGAAACATAAAATACAAGAACAAATGTAACAATAAATATGACTATTTTTGTTATATTTGTTTCCGCCATTACTGTCGGTCTCTAATTAATGAGAAGATTCTGCGTCTTATTCCGCTTTCTTAGTAGAATTAAAATCTGGTAATAATGATGTGAGACTGTTGGCAATTGATGTTACTGCTGGACAATTTGCCGTTTCAGATAGATTTGAAACATCAAAATCACCCACATTCAAAGCCGGTAATGCTGCGCGCATTTCCCCAGGTGTAATAGCCTGTGGCCATATATGAAGATTACGTAATTGAATACCGCTCGTAGGTGACGGCCAGAAATATCCTACAACTGGCTTTGGAGGACCGGATAATGCTCTTGTACGAGATAGAAGACCATTTGTATATACTTCAAGACGTTTCTCACTTATAATTATACCAATGCGGAAAGGTTTACGCAATGGTACATTATATAAGAGAACGCCCTCAATATTATTCTGCGCAGTAATAACACTTACTTGTAAATCATTTGTATCTCTTGTAAGGGCAAATACGAGGGATCCATCAACTATCATATTACCAACTGTCGCTTGTGCTTCTCGCACTTTTTGAATCGGCACTAAATCATTTCCCTTA